CTACGGTCCAAGACCGCTGCCCTTCCTATGAGGAAGGGAGCCAACGGCGTTTTAGTGCAACTGCGCCGTGCAGTGCAGAATGCTCTAAATGTAGAGTATCCCTAGAGACAAGAGGGTTTTTGAGGTCCTCTAGCCTTTGGAAGCTCTTAAATAGAGCGCCGTACCCCTCCAGCACATCTGTGCGATGCACCGGGACCGGGACCAACGATCGATATTCAAATCGTTGGAGATTCTTGTTCCATCTCTCGATGGAGCAATGTCCCAGATAGGAGACACGGCCAAGGCCAGCACTATCTTCAGGTACGCAGGGTAATTTCCCTACGACCCTTTCAACGCAATTAAGCATGAAAGAGGAAGTCTGCCAGTAACCCTTTTTGTAAAAGGAGTTAGCGGTAGCTACCCACGAGATAATATGCTTGGCTTGCTGTCTGTTCTTAGGACGGACTTGTCGTAGATACGTAGGTGTTACCTCGTACCCACGATAAGCGTCGACACCACATGACTCTCGGAAGCTTCCGCTCACGAAAGTCTTATTGGTATTTACCTTGCAATTGTACTTTCGCAGGTAATCAAGAACAGTCATCGCATTCGACGACGGGACGATTATATCGTCACCGTAGACGTAAACCTCTCTACTTACTCGAAAGCAGTTAGAGTAGGTCACAGGAAGGTTATGCACCCTAAGCAAAGCCATTACACATAATGTGTAAAAGTACATGGCCTCGATAGGGAAACACAGAGCGCTACCCATTGAAGCAAATTTGCCGAGAGGTCCGATAATTCGGCCATCAGGCAACTCTGCTCGAGTTGATCGACACGCGTTGATCGCATCCTGAAGATCAGGATTCGAACGAAACATCTCCAGTGCAAGTGAAAGAGGAACTCTATCACTAGCATCAGAGAGATCAATCGTTGCTAATTGACCAGTCGATGAACCATCAATCGCAAGACGCTGGTTGATACTCTGATCAGTAAAATTTACATGACCAGATGTCATCCAGTGTGACTCGATTGTTCTATAAAGAACATCCCGAATCCCTTGTTGTACAAACTGCATACAACAAGGCTCAATAGCGATGATGCGGGGACTTTTGAGAGTCTTCGGGACTGGAACAACCCTAACAGGACGTTCATCAGTCTCTGGGACGATCGTTACTAATTTGAGCTCCGTCGCGGTTTCTGGTATACCCAAAGGGTACCCATTATCAACGAGCGGAAAATACGGCTCAAGACGATCATACCAAAACTGCCATAGAAATTTCTGATTTCCAGAAATTCCTTCTGCAGTGGCTCCAGGGCCGTGTTTAGGGCGACATTGTTCAAGAGAAATTCCCCGAACAAGATTGCCCCATAGCACAGAAGAGACGCTTTTAAAATAAGCAATCTCTCCGTCTTGGAGTGAAAATTCTTCAAAAGATCGCTCAATATCGGCGAAAGACTGAAGAGCGAGCGCTGTCCTCTCTGGAGAGCACTCAACCTCAATTTTCTTGAAGAGTAGGCAAATCTGCCTAACTGATTCAACAATACTGGGGAAATCTTCATCATAGTCGTTAATCCTTCCTGTCTCATGGTCGAAGATTAGACTGATCATACCCTTCAAGAATGAAGGGATTGATCCGACTTTCCGGAAACCCTGGAAAGAAGTTGAGTCTATATACCCATTTGCTAGGCTTCTTTCGAAGTCCCGACAAAAATTGGGTAGGGTAATCGTCAAAAACGAAAAACCCTCTTCTTCGACCCGTGATCTGATAGTTCCAAGGTCACGTAAATCAGAGACATCAGCGATGCACTTGTTGCAGGCGTCTATATAGACAGCGTGCAACAACTCCAGTTGGTCACTTACGTTGCTTTTCAAGTTGCCTCCTCGATAAGGGGGTCAGCTTCAAGCTACACAAGTCTGCATGTACCGACGCCAAAGGGCGCCGGCCAATCCGACACCCCACAAGAAAAGCATCAGAGTCACAGAGCTCCCAAAAGGGAGTTCATAAGTGGAGCAATTAGGTAATCTACCTGATTACTCAAAGGTCTCGGTCAGAATTCCTGACCAAAGAGCTTTCCTGATGCAGTGGTATCTAGCCAGGTCTTAAGACCGGCTATAACGTAGTCTACCTGTGCCTGGGTATACCCATAATCGGGTCTATCCACGACAAGGTAAACACCAAGTGTCTCATAGTCGTTGACAGAAGTCAACGGATCTGCGACAATGGCGCGCTGATCGACACGAACCATGGACCGAATTCGGCCCTTGGACTTCGTGTGTGAAAGAGTTAATTTAAATAACTCATCGGCCGTACTGTAGATGGCTTTGAAACCATCAATTGCAATACGAGCCATCGATTTGGCGACTCCGTTAATGGTGATGGATTGTGGATCTGAAAACATGTGTAGTTGACCTCCGAAGTTATGGAGATTAACTCGCGACAGCAAGCGCTTTCTCAAGGCGCCGTTTTCTAGGTCGCAAGCAGATAGATCTTAGCAAGATGGGTGCTATCTCACTTTCGCGAGATGCCCAGAGCCGCTAAGATCGCTAATCTCTTGGGATTTAATTGGTCCCAAGAGAGGCCAAAGCCGTATGGACTACC